ATGGCTAAGAAAAAAACTAACTTCTTAAGTAAAGAAGAACACGAAACTAGAAGTAGATTTAAAAAAACTTCAATTTCAAAAAATCCAGCAAGAATTAAATGGAGCAGTATGAATAAATCAAAAAGAAGACAACATAAAAAATAATGAAGTATATATTAGTATTATACCTATGCAGTATGAATACTGGCCAATGTCCGTCTAGTCAAATCGCAGGTTATCAATTTAATACTCATTATGATTGTGTAAATGCTGGTTATGCCGTAGCTCAACAAACTTATAGAGATTTAAAAGAGTATGAAGAATATCCAGTAGACGTAATAGAAAAAAATAAAATAGTAATAAAGTTTGAATGTAAAAAAGTCGGTACTAAAACATAAAAAGGAGAAAAATATTATGATGTGTTGGTTTTGTAAAATATTAAGAAAAATTAAGTCTTTTATCTTAAAAGGCTATGATACAGATTATAAAAAAATTGATAAAAATTAATGTCAAATAAAGAAAAGAAACTAGAACAACTTCACTCTGAATTAACAGATAAGCTCTTAGAAAAGATGAAAGACCCTGAAGTTAAGGCATCAGACCTTAATGTTGCTAGACAATTCTTAAAAGATAACAATATTGAAGCTATACCAATAGATAATTCGCCATTAAAAGCTCTTGTAGACGAATTACCTTTTGATAATGAAGATAGCCACCCTATCGTAGTTAAAACTCAAAATTAGGGTACTTACGGCTCATTAAACACTATTCTATGACAGCAGTACCTAATAAACTTAAAGATTTTCGTAATTTCCTATATTTATGTTGGAAACACTTAAATCTACCTGAACCTACGCCAATTCAATACGATATGGCTAATTTTATTCAGGGTGAAGACCAAAGAATAGTAATTAACGCATTTAGAGGAGTAGGCAAAAGTTGGATAACATCTGCTTATGTATGTCACCAACTGTTATTAAATCCTCAAAAGAATATATTAGTAATCTCAGCATCTAAAAATAGAGCTGATGATTTTAGTACGTTCACATTACGACTAATCAATGAGATTGATGTATTAGCTCACTTGAGGCCTTCGGAAAGTCAAAGACAATCCAAAGTGAGCTTTGACGTTAGACCTGCACGTGCCTCACACGCACCATCAGTTAAGTCCTTAGGGATTACTGGACAACTTACAGGCAGTCGTAGTGACCTTGTTATTGCTGATGACGTAGAGACCCCAGTCAATTCAGCGACTATGGGTATGAGAGATAAACTCTCTACTCAAGTTAAAGAGTTTGAGAGTATTATCAAACCACAAGGTCGCATAATTTTCTTAGGTACTCCACAAACTGAAATGAGTTTATACAGTGAGTTACCTAAAAGAGGATATAAACTTCAGATATGGCCAGCTAGATACCCTAGTTTAAAACAAGTAAGAGCTATGGATAAAAACTTAGCTCCAGCTATTTCTAAAAACTGGAAGTCTGATTTTGAAGGACAGCCTACAGACCCTAAAAGATTTGATGCTGAAGATTTACAAGAACGAGAAGCATCTTATGGTCGTTCAGGTTTTAACCTACAGTTTATGTTAGATACTTCTTTATCTGACGCAGACAAATATCCACTAAAACTAAGTGACCTAGTAGTTATGACTACTAATCCTTCTACTGCACCTGAAAAGGTAATATGGGCTTCAAGCCCTGAGTTAAGAGTAGAGGATGTACCTTGTGTCGGACTTGCATTAGATTATTATTATAGACCAATGCAAACTCAAGGTGATTGGTTAAAATATCACGGCTCTGTCTTGGCCGTAGACCCTAGTGGTCGTGGTAAAGATGAAACAGCTTACTGTGTAGTTAAGATGTTAAATGGTAATTTATACTTAACGGAAGCAGGAGGTTTAATAGGTGGTTACACGGACAAGACCTTACAAGGTCTGGCCGATATTGCTAAAAAGGAACAAGTCAATCTTATCCTAGTTGAGGAAAATTATGGTGGAGGAATGTTTACAAAACTATTACTTCCATTTGTTACAAGGACATATCCAGTTAGCATAGAGGAAATAAGACATACAACTGCTAAAGAGAAGAGAATAATAGATACCCTAGAGCCTTTAATGCAACAACATAGGCTTATAGTTAATCAAGCAGTTATAGCTAAAGATTATAACTCTACTCAAGAGATGTATACAACTGAACAAGCCTTAAGATACCAGTTGTTTTACCAAATGAGTAGAATAAGTCATCATAAAGGGTCATTGGCCTTTGACGATAGACTAGATGTATTAGCTATGGCGTGTAACTATTGGGTAGAACAACTAGCTAGAGACCAAGAATTAGCTATGAAACAGAGGAAAGATGAGAAGAGAACAAGGGAATTTGAAAGATTTCTTGACCATCAACCCTTTGAAAAACCTGTTGTAAACAAGTGGTTTTAAGAAACCACCACTATAGAATATGGGCTGGGGTTAAACCATAGGTATATACTATAGGTTAGCTTAAAGTTAGCCTCAATTTCCTACCTATTACCTCTTCCCCCTAATTAATAAACCTATGAATTTACCTGATATTATAAAACTATACTCAATGATGATTGCTTCTGAGGAAGAAGGATATATCGTTAAAAGAATACCTCAAAGTAAACTTAGAGAGCAACCTTTTGTTCCGATAGTTATAGAGAAAAAGAAACCTAAAGTTTCAGCCGAGACGTGGCTAGATAAGAACCTTAAAGGTTTTATGAGGTATATGATTGAGTACGCAGAATAATTTCATAAAATTTTCTGAAAGGGTATACGTATATGCCCAAAAAAATTTTTCCCCCTATGGGTGTAGCGTGGTAGAAATTTGAAGAGGGTGTGTATCTTTACACAGAAAAAAATATTATTTCAGGCCATAAACATTAATATTATTGTAAATGTAAAGAGACTATAACTCTTTTTATATCTATTCATTGAGTTTTTACTTTAGAATTATTCTAATTTATATTTAATTTATCTATAATTTTTTGGCCGTTGCCTGTCTTCTCTTATCTGTTTTTTTCTTTTTAAACTTATTGATTAAACATATAGATTAAACAACTTGACCAGCGTAGTAGTTGCATAATTGCAACAGATAAAATAAATATTAAATGTGTAAATAAACTACTTGACCTGAGTAGCTACGCTATAGTAGTAATTAGAAGTATTTATAAATAAATAACTTAGGAGGTATACATTATGAATACTTTAATAAAAAACTTAGAGCTGGAAGTAATAGCAACCTATAACTCTGATGATTGTCAGGAGATGTTTAGATTGGAAGCGTTTACTCCATACTCTTTAAAATCTGAAAGTAATGTAATAAAACTAATTAAAAGATATTTAAAGCATCCTAAAAAATTAGTTAAATTGTCATTATGCTGGATATGCGATAAATCAATAGTTGATAAATATAAAACTATTAATACCAGCGTTTTTAAAAATAATGGTAAATACTACTTTCAAAATGGAAGGCTTATAAAAAATGTTTAATGCTATTCTTTTAAGTATTACATTTGCCTTATCATTTGCATTAATGTTTTTAGGAGTAATTATTTCTATTCACTTCTCAGGCTGGATAGGCTTAGCTATGGTTGTAGTAGGTGGCCTGAGATTTTTTAGAGATTTACATTACAATTAAATTTAAAATATAGGCCGTTGATATTATGATAGTATTGACGGCCTTTATTATATCTAAGCTATAAATGACAAATTGTCGCATTAAGTATATTGTGCATTTAAACTACTTGACTATCGTATTAGCTACGTATACGTTTTTAATATCTTTTTAATTTTAAATATAGGAGGTATACAAAATGAAAAAAGACGTAGCAACAATAGTAAAAAGCGTAACTGATAAAATAATAAAAGATATGGAAGGAGCTAACCCTTCGGAGTGGATGAAGGGCTGGACTAATACCAGCTTCCAAAATCTTAACGGCCACCATTACACAGGCTTCAACGTATTTTGGTTGAGTATGATTGATGGTGGTTTTTTAGGTGGTGAAGCTAAAGAACGTAAAATATATGGAACGTTCTTACAGTGGAAAGCTAAAGGCCTAAGCATTAAAAAAGGCTCTAAGGCTATTCCATTACTTAAGCCAATTATTGGTTCAGGTACTAAGGAGGTTGATACTCCT